AGGGAATCGACGCGGCATTGCGCGCGCGCGTCCCAATGAAGTTATGGGATGCCTTGGATATTTCTGTTGGACAGTTGAGTATCGGCACGAAGCCTGTTGTCTTTGAGCCGATGATTTCGGATCTGTACACGCAGGGCAATGCCCCAAAATTGTTGTATCATATCTTTTACTTCAATATGGGTGCATGTATGCGTCGGTTACAGAAATTAGGCGTCCAGCTAGAGGATCTCATTGTTAGGGGTGCGGCCAGTTTCGAGGATTGTTACCTGCTCGCTGAAATTGAGCGGTTGTTAGAAACATTCGATTATGGACATCGCAGCAAGAAGCCTGCATGGGCGCCAAAGAATAAGCCACTTAAGGTTAAGGGCTGGCACGGCGGCGTTCTCTTAAATGAGAATCCTGTTTTCAAGAATCCGGGCTATGCTGCAACACTCGATCATTACCTAACGCATTTGGAATTGTTCGGGAAGAAGAGTGCAAAGGTTGGTGAATTTGTGCGGCAGGTTAACCGCAACCCACACATCGATTTATTGCTGAAGACACGCGGTATTGATATGGGTGGTATTGATGGTATTGATGGTATCGTTCTTGCCTGTAAGGAGGTTATGATTGCATCTCTTGCTTCGTATTCTTATGATAGGACGACGGATGCTATACTGGATGAGGACGTCATCGCGGTTTCGGAAACGATTGTGAATCGGAATCCGGAATTGTACCTTGAGGCCCGGTTGGCTGATCCGAAGAAACTGGTGAATCATTTTATGAAGCATCAGAAGTATTCGGCTGGCTTGCCTTTCATTGGATTCGAGAAACCATTGAAGAAACGTCAGGACCTGCGTACAGGAAAATGGCTTGGTCCGATTGCACGGATGGCCTTGTTGCCTTTTGAAACGGGTGATTGGTTGCCATCATTGGCACACGCGTTCCCGAAGTCTCAGGTTGTCCCGAAACATAAGTTGATGGAGAATCCTGGGAAATTGAGGTCGATTGTTGCGACATCACTTTTGAATAATGTCCAACAAGGAGTGCTCAATTTTGATATCAACAATCGGCACGCGCCGCATGATGAACCAGGGAAGTGTGGCATTACATTGAATGGGGCCGCGCTCGGTGCTGTTTTCACGGAGGCGTCGAGATACAAGTATGTGTACTCGTTCGATGGTGTTTCCTTCGATCGTAACCTTTTGAGTAATACTTTCCGGATTATCGGAGAGATCAGGAAGGCTGGTTATAGGCATTTGCCTGAGTATGAAGTAATAGGTAGGCATATCGATTGTGCGATGGAACAAGAGCAGAAAGGGTACATCATTAACTTGATCCGTGATTTGTGGACTGATGTTGAATCATCTGCTAGTGGTGAGGCCAAGGATTTATGGCAGCACATTAGCAGTATGAGGGAAGAGTACGAGGAAGTCTGTGCTAAAACATTGGTTTCCGATCCTACTGCACCAGGTGGTATTGTTCTGAAAGAAGGCGGTGGAACGACTGGTAGTTCCAATGTTTCTAAGCAGAATACAAATGGACTTCAGGCGATCTTGATCTACTCGGTCAGCAAGGCCCAGAATTGGCCAATCCGTGAGTTCTACGATCGGGTATACCTTGCTAATCTTAGTGATGATAACATGGTCGCAACCAATGAAGATATTGATTGGCCGACAGTGTTTGAGATTGCAAAGAAGTATTTTGGGATGACCTTCAAGATTGAATGCTCGGGGACAAGTATCTGGGATCAGACGTTTCTAGGTAAGATTCCCAAACCTGGCGCTGAATAC